ACGGCAAAATCGAGCTTGATAAATCAAGTGAGAAGAAAACAGAATTAAAACGTCGTCCAGGACTGACAACACAGCTTCCAAGTGCAATGATTTACCTTTTATATGGTCTTTATTCAGACCTTATTAAAAAGGAATTGAGCAGTTATCCGGACGATTTACCCGAAAATATAGCGATATAAGCCCCTATAAAGTCCAAAAATGAATATAAAAAATGTCCAAAACAAGGCAATAACGAGGGGTATTTACATAGGTAAAAATGTTACTTTACTGAAAATCAAAATATTATATTTTAAAAATGAAAAATCAAAATGACCAAACGACGCAATTCAGGACGCACCGCTGATTTTTGATAATGCGGTGCAGACCTCGAAAAGGCTGGAAATATGACAGGAGGGGGAGTTGGTCGTCCTTTGTTCCTGTACAAAATATAAGTAATTTCGCAAGTAATGGAGAAACCTATCGAAATAGACGGCATCAATGCAATGCAGTGGGCAAGGGAGATAAGCAAGCTACCTGAAGGGGACTTTACGCTCTGCTTCTTTCCTTATTCGAGGTCGCAGGGTATGGCTGGAGATACTTTGACGGTGAAGAAGCACTGCAAGTATAGAACACAGCTACCACAGGATAGATTTTCGGTTGATGCAGAGAATTATTTCCTTTTCGAGGACGAAGACGGCAATCCTAAGATGTGTTATCGTATTCTTATTAGATACATGGGTTTTCCTAACGATGGATATAAACTTCACAAGATAAATTGGTTATGAACGATAGAATAGAGTTATACGGCAATGCTGGTAATTATATTGCAGATGGCAATGTGCTTTCCTTTCAGATTGGAGAGGGGCAACAACTATTCAACACTCCTGGTATGCTTATTCCACAGGAGAATAGGTCGTACCTTCACGAGCACCAGTGGCTTAGTGTTAATGGTTATCAGGTGTGTATGCGTGGTGTGAATAATAATCTTTGCGATGAAGTAACGACAGAGATTAAACAGAACCGCTTGTTGCCTCGCTTATATAGTAAGGAGATTAAGATGCTGTATGGTAATGGTCCATGTGCCTATATGCAGACTGTGGAAGGTGGCAAGATGAAGCGTGAGTACACTGCACTACCTGCGTGGGACGAATGGCTGAACACTTGGCAGGAACGAGGTATGGAGACTACTGCGCAGGAGTTTGCCAAGACGAATATAAAGAACTTCTATTACTTCGGAGACTTCTTCTGCAAGTTCCGCTTTGCACGTGGCAAACGGTTAGGTATGATGCCTGTTGCTGGTATAGAGCCTTTAGAGAACAAGCACTGCCGTCTTGCTACCACTCGTCAGGATATTGCCTACGAACAGATTAGTTACAGCGACTTCCGCCATATAGCTGTGGGTCGTTGGTCTTACGGGCTGGGTAACTATAAGATTTATCCTAAGTTCGCATTGTCAGAAGTGGACAACTACCTATATGCAGCCGTATCGCACCATCGTGAGAAATCAGTCGATGAGTTCTATGGTGTGAACGAAACCCACCAGGGCGCACGTCCATATATATTGGGTAGCAACAGTACGGCTACTTACATCAATTCGTTCTTGCGTAACTCGTTGGCTGCCAAGATACACATCGTTATACCTAACGCATGGGTGGTTAGCAAGCGTTCGCAGCTCACCAAACTTTGTGAAGAGAACAAGTTGCGCAAATCGAAGGATAAGGATTTGGTAAAATACAATGGTATAGAAATTGGCACGGAGTATCGTGAGTCGTTGCTGGTGGAATACATGCGATTGGAGCTGCGCAAGATTGGCGACTATCTGAGCGGTGCAGAGAACCAAGGCAAGGCTTATTCTTCCATATCGTTCATGGACGCTTCTGGACACGAGCAGCAGTGGAAGATTGAAACGATAGACCTTAAATATAAGGAATATATTGATTCGCTTATTGCCTACGATAAGCGCACAGAGGAAGCGTTGTTGTCTTCGGTAGGGCTTGATGCTTCCATTTCTGCAGTGAGCAAGGACGGTGTAATCAGCAAGTCGGGTTCTGATTCTTACTACAACTATCTCATTTATATAATGTCGCTCACACCCGAAGATGAAATCTGTGCAGAGCCATTCAACATCGCTTTAAAGCTGAATTTCCCTAACCTCTATAAGCAGGGTTATCGCATTGGCTTCTATCGCGAAGTGCCCCAGCGACAGGAAGATATATCACCTAAGGACCGTTTAAACAACCAACAAGCATGAAAATACTTCAAGAACTATTCAATAATCTCGCCACCTTCAGCAGTTATGCTCCTGGCGTAGAAACAAATATCGACTTGCAGGATTTGCAGCCTTCAGGCAATTCGGCTCGCAAGCGTGTGGAAACCATTCTGACTACTTCAGTGTTCAAGGCTATTCTAAACTTGCAGGAGGATACAGAGCTTAAAGAGGCTTTGAGAACTGCTATTGCTAACTTTACGATGGCGCAGCAGCTGGTGTTCGATAGCATTGCCAGGCGCAAAAACGATGTTGATGTTTACAAGTATGAAATAGAGGCGATGCGCCGTTCGTACATGGAGAATTACTACAACGCCATTGATACGCTTGTAGGGCTGCTCTCTACTGATACGGTAAGCGAACCCTCAAAACTATGGAAAGAGGCTCCTTACAACAAGATGCTGGAGAAGTGCCAAATTCACTCGGCAGAAGTGTTCGACACTATTTTCCCAATAGACCTATCGTATTTCTTCTTTTTCAGACTTGTTCCTCTGCAGAAGGAAACTTTAGACGAACAGCTGGCTGTTTACTTCGATAAAATAACCGAAGAGAATGCCTCGCGTATAGAGCAGCCCTTACATCTTGCCCTTGCAAAGAAGACCATCGCCAAGTCGCTGCGTCGTTTCGATATACTGGAGTTCCCTCCTACCATACGCAACCTCTTCGATGACAGCCATGCTTCACGTTCAGGCAAAGACGAACTCGTTGCAGCACTATCATTAGCCGACCGACTCGACCGAGAGGCAGAGCAGCTCCTACTCAATGTAGACACGCTGCTCTCTACCGATACCACTGCCGACGTCAGTTCTTATTCAGCCTACAACAACCCCGATGATAAAATAATAATGTTGCCATGAGAGATATAGAACTCGTATACAAAGGCGAAATACACCGCATACCCAATAGTTGGGAAGGTATGACCGAACAGCAGTTCGTTAGTCTGACCAGCGACTTACTGGCAATGGCAGCAGGAAAGCTGTCGGCAGGCGAAGTGCGCATCAACCATCTTTGCAGAATAATGAAATGGCAGAAGCGACGTTTTCGCACCGAAGAGCAAGTGGCAAACCTTATAGCTATATCCGAACAGCTCACTTTCCTTTTCCTTATCCAGTACCCCGATAACAACGAGGTTCTTGAGGGTATGAACAAGGAAACCTACGAGCTTTGCCGTAGGGTGGACCCATTCCGACTGAACATTCCCATTGCTCGTGTGCTGCGACGTTTAGAGTATCAATACGTTGTAGACCTCTGTTTCTGCGCCCAGTTTATACCCACCATAAGCATAAACAACCGCACCTACCACGCCTACAAAATACAAAAAGACTATGGTTCGCTCACATGCTCGCTCACAGCACTACAATACATCGAAGCACGCTCGCTGATAGAACAAGGCGAAAAGTCGCTACCACTAATAGCAGCCATTCTCTACTACCCCGAAAAGGAATACAACTCCGAACACGCACACGCACTGGCAAAAGAATTCGAAGTGTTACCAATAGAAACACTCACCGCTATATCGTTCAATTTCCAAGCCTTCAACAACTATCTGTTCAATAAAACAGCATTCTCGCTGCTCACAAAATTCAAGCTCAAGCCCGAACACCCCATCACCACCGATGCATCAGATGCATTATACGACCTATCGAAAGATGGACTTGGCGATTCGCGACAGATAGAACAGATGAACTTGCTTACCTATCTGAAGGTGCTGCGCAAGAAAACCATCGATGCCGTACGCGATATGAAAGGCTTCGGCTGGGACAAAGTGAAAATTAGCGACGAGGTAGGACTACCCGTCAGCATAATAAACGAAATAGTAGACAGCTAAGCCCCACCCCTCTATCCATGGATCTACACTCGTATATCCATAGATCTACGCCCGTACATC